AGGTTGTGGTTCATTTCAGGAACCTCAACTTGTAAATCGAGCCCATGGTGAGCTCTTCGATCTCGGCCAGGATGTTCTCCAGGGCCTCGCTCTCGTCCTCACCCTGCTCTGCCTGCACGGTCTCGAGATAGTTCTCGAGCAGCGAGACCGGGCCGACGGCTTCGATCTTGGATGGGGAGGGCCAGCTCTTGATCTGCCCGTCCATGGCCATGTAGGCCTCGGCATAGCGGTCGATCAGGCCGACGAGGGAGGTGTAGAAGTCAGCCAGCGCCACATGCTGGGCGTAATTGGTCGAACTTAGATGTAAGAGATGCGCCGCCGTGCGGACAGCAAAGGAGTCGACGATGAATTTGGGGCAGGACATGTGTTCACGCGCTCATGAATGAGCCAGCGCCTTTGTGGTTGAGCTTGTCGCGCCATGACTCAGGCTCTTTTTGCTTGATCTTCTGCGGCGGCTGGCGGCCGATGGCCATCAGGGTGGCCCAGCTCAGGCTGTCCACCTGGTCGTCGTGCGCGCCCGCTGGGAAGCGGAGCATCTCGAGGCGGCAGCTGTCGTACCACGGAGCTTCTTCCGGGTTGCTGTTGAACGACACCATCCCCTGCTGCATCCGGCCCTGGAGCGGGCGAGCGCGAGCAAGTTTGTCCGTGATGGGCTTCAGGACCGTGATGGAGGGGTAAACGAGCTTTTCTCTCATCCTCTTCTTCAATATGGATTCGATTGCGCGATAGATCTGGCCGTCTTCAAAGCCGAGCTGCTGGCCTGGACTATACCATTTCTTACTTAGATCTAAGATTGCGTCACAGATGAACATCGCGTCGCCGCTCTTGAACCTCACCTGGTCAGCCACGTGCAGCACGTCGTCGTCGTCCTGCAGCACCACGGTGCCCACCGTGTAGTCGTTCTGCTTCTTTTCACTGATGGCGAAGTCCCACGCGATGTAGACGTTTGAGCGGGCGACCTGTGGGCGCGCGCCGCGCCTGAAGTTCTCTTTGAGGAAGTACGCCCCGTCGTCGGGCACCGGGTTCTGCTGGTACAGGGCCGACCAGAACCGCGGGCTGATGGTGCGCTTGATCTGGTTGAGCTTGTCCAGGTCGTAGCGCTCGGGGTGGAGGGCTTCGCCCTTGCGGCGGTACAAAATCTGATCAGGGTGGTGCGGCTCATCCTCAACAATCAAGTCCGAGACCGGGTCATACCACTCGTCATGCTCAGCGATGGCGGGGTATTTGACGACAATAAACTGGTCGGCTTCCGGGTCCTTCATGGCCTCCTGCAGCTGGCCGGCCAGGTCTGAGTCATGCCAGCAGGTCTGAATGACCAGCACCCCGCCGCCGGGAGCGAGGCGGGTGTAGGCGGTAGAGCCGTACCAGTCCATGAGCTTTTCTCGCGTGTCCGCGCTGTCAGCCTCTTCTGCGTTCTTCAGGGGATCGTCGATGATCAGGATGTGGCACCCTTTGCCGGTGATGCCGCCCCCGACGCCGGCTGCGACGTAGCCGCCACGCGTGCCGTCCAGGCCCCACTCTTCTGCGCTCTGGTTGTTCGGATTCAGCCGGATGTCGAACACAGGGTGAAACGCCGGGTCTTCGAGCACCTCCTTGACTTTCTTCGAGAAGGTCATGGCCAAACTGACGTTATATGAGCTGGCAATGATCTCATGGTCCGGGTTCTTACCCATATGCCATGGTGGGAACGACCTGGAGCATAGCTCCGACTTCCCGCTCCGCGGGGGCATCAGGATCATGAGCCTGGGCGAGAGCCCTGCTGTTACCTCTTCGCTGAACTTTTCAAGCCGCCGGCAAATGTCTTCATGGACCCAGCCTGCTTTGTACCTGGGATTGATGCGCTGGACGAAGGGGAGCAGGCGGCGGCGGGAAACCAGCCTGGAAGCCAGCTCAATCTCGGCGGGGGTGGGTGTCTTCATGTGATGGCAGCCTGATTGGCACGGCGGGTTGCCCACGCCTTGCGCATGGACGCGGACCGCTGCGCGAGTGTCTCGGCGCTTATGGGCCTGCCCCTCTTTGCCGCAGATATCCGGGCGCGTGTCTCCGCTGATCTTGCTGTCCCGAGCAGACTGGCGTGGTCTTCTGGTGGGCGTTTGCGCCCCTTGAGCGAGGCTGAGAGCCTCGCGCGGTGCTCAGGTGTGAGCTCACGCCCACGACAGCTGCCCGCCACAGGGCAGATGTTGAACCCATTGGTCAGCGTGCCGAGCTTGTCGATCCAGTGCTGTTCGCGCACTAAAAGTCGCGCTTCATCCGGCACTTCTTCGAGCACAGTGAACACAAAAGCGTCTTCGCCGTACTTCGCCCACGCACGTTGGAGCTTTTGGCTGTGGTGATAGCCCCCACGAAGGTCTGTTTTGTGTTTTGATAGCCTGCGGCGAACCCTGACCGCGCTGCCGACATACTTTTTGCCCGAGGCGAGGTGCTCAATCTGGTAAACGCCACAGTCGTTCATGCCGACAGCTCCGGCAGCGGGGCATTCGCGCCCCCACTGATGATTTTGAGCAGTTCGGCGTCGCTCAGGCTGTTCATGCGGTCCAAAACGAGATTCCCTGTGACGTCGACCTTCACTTTGTGCTCCACCGGAGCGTAATAGCCGGCCATCTTGCCCAGTTCACGAGCCGCGGAGACCATGGTGGCCGGTTCGCTCATCAACTTGGCCATCGCGTAGGCCTCCAGGTGCATGTCCATCACCGACTTGCGCGTCACCTGCCCTGCCTCCTCGTACTTGGCCGCGATCTCAGCCCTCAGCTTCAGGATGTTGGGCATCTTGACCATGCGGTAGGCGATGGCGGCACCGTCGTTGTAACCCGCCTTGCGGCTGGCGCCGGGAATTGAGTCACCCTCGGCCCAATACTGAACAAACAGCCGCTGCTTCTCGGTGAGCGGCTTGTCTGGGTCGATCACCTCCGCCATTTCTTCGGCTGTGAGGTTCGATGTGTCGGTGCCGCGGGCTCGGGCGACGAGAGCTTGGCCCTTATTCACGCCGCGCTTTGCCCTGGCGGCTTTGGGCGTGGTGTCGGCACGCTTGGCCATCGTGGCGTTGGAGGACGGAGTGTTTGCGCGCGCGGTCATGCGGCGGATTCTAACTTAGAGCTTCGATCTCAGGGTCGAACTTGTTCTGCTTCGCCTGATTGACAACTCGGGGCACGACCCGCAGGTTTGATGGGACGTGGAGCCCGCTCACCAACTTGCCTTTCAGCGGGATGACGTGGTCAAGCTCAAACGCAGGTCCTGCCGCCAAGGCCTCGCGGCAGACCGGGACGAAATCGGTGATGACCACCCAAGCAGGGATTTTGGTCCGTCGCTTTGTCGTGCCCCAGAGATTAAAAGCTCGCTTATATGCCGGGTCACGCTCAAACCGGGCGCGCTTGTTTGCCTTGACGCGTGCGAGTGTGGCTGCACGCTCGGCTGGGTCGCCCTGGTACTTAGCCCATTTGGCAAGGTTGCTGCACTCTCTACACGCGGCTTCGTAGCCGTCGGGCGATTTGGCACGGCGGTTGAAGGAGGTAAGTGGCTGAGTGGCCTGGCAGCGCGGGCATGTCTTGTTTTGCATACTTCGGATTCTAACATAGATATTAGACTATAGTTTTCGTAGGGAATTTCTAGCAAATAAAAACAGAAACGGCGTCGTGAGTCTCCCCTCCCTACCTCGAACTTCGGGGTAGGCACTTCGGATTCGGTCCTCGGTCCGGGGCCAAAGGGGACCCTAAGCCTCGTACCTCGGCTTAGTCAGTCATCTTCTTTGTCAGTTTTTCATCAACCCACAAAGGAGCCCATCATGGCTAAGCAAACACTCACCGTGCAACTCATGAGCGCCAACGTACGCATCGCCGAGCTCGAGGCTAGCCTCGCTACTGCACGTCAGTGCTACCGCGAACTGCGTGACTCAACACGCACAGTGGCTACGCCCCACACCATCACGCCCATCGTCACACGCTTCACCAAGTGCGACGGCAGCGTGTGGGAGAAGACACGCACTGGCAACAGGGCCGTGTCGCGTTGTATCAGCTGAAGCCTCGTTCCTCGGCTTCGTCGGTCATCTTTATCGTTCATCAACTTAGGAGACTTTCATGTCCATTCACACAAAACACGCACTCCAAGAGATTGCGTACATCGTCATGACCATCGCGACTTACGCCCTCATCGGCGTCATGCTCGCGTGGCGCGGCTAAGTTCTTCGACACTGCGTAGCGTGCTGCGCAGTACGAAGCATTTCGCTTCAACAACCAACCCAAGGAAACTACCATGGCTACCAAAACCACACGCAAAGCTACCATCATCGACACACCGTTCGTCGAGACCCAAGAGCCCAGCTTTGACTTCAACGCAATGATGGGCTCCATGCCCAGCGGCACGCGCATCTTGTGCGCATGGATTGCCTCGGCAGTCGTGTCCGCAGGCATCGGCTACGTCGGCATGCAGCTCATCGCCTACCTCATGATCGGTGCGATGGTGCTCACTGGCTCAGCCTTCCTCGCCTCTACCGTCTACGTGCTCGGCATGTTGCTCGTCATCTTGGCGAGCTTCTTCGCCGGCATCGGCGCTCACCTCGAGGTCATTTCCGAGAAGATCGACGCTCGGTACTCCGAGGCTAAAAACTATATAAACAGTTTCTTCAACTCCAAGAAAGTGTGTGCATCATGATTGAAATGGGTGTTGTCGTGGGCCTTGGCCTACTCGTAACTCTTGTCAAGATGAACTGGAAATGGCGCATGGCTATGCTGTCAAATCCTTTATTACTTGACGTTATGATCTTCACGGCTCTTATGCTGATCCACTGGGGTACCTTCAGTGGCGTGATGGTTGCGACAGTAGGCGCCATGACATGCTCACTGACCCTATCAGGAGCCCGCTGGCTGTACGGTCACGTCGAGGCCGGTACCTATGTACCAGGCTACTTCGATGTGCGCTCTAAGCTCGTTTAAAGAGCTCCGTTAGATTCTGTCTCATTTACACCACAGCTTCGTTGCTCAGCTGCTTCGGTCATCCCTCTTGTCATCAACTCTTGGAGTCTTCCATGTCCGTCCAATCCAACCTTCGCTCACTTCGCCAACACGGCTCCGAGCACCAAGCCATTGAGGCTGT